AATCAGCGGTGTTGGTGCGGTGCTCATAGCAACATGCATCCACACCACGCTGTTGTCATTCGTGGTCTGTCCAAGCGTGGTGTGCCACGTCGGATGCGAGCCACCGGAGGTCCCGGCAGTAGTGCAGCGCTGGATATTCCCGTTCGAGTCTACAATCAGATTGCCGACGGTGTACGCAGTCGTCGCCGCCCATGACGGATTCGCAGTGCCTACGGCTGCCGGGAACGTCGCACTGCCGATATTGCCGAAGAGCCCCAGCTCCTGAATCGTCAATGGATTCGCCGCATAGTCAGTCAAAACGAGCTGATAGGCGAATTGCACGCTGCCCGCCGCCACGCCGCCGCCGGGACCGATGGTGATCGCGCCGACCGCGTTGTAGTAGGCGGGATTGGCACTGAGCCCGGTGTCCGTCGGTGCTGGCGTGGCATTGCCTGAGCCAAAGCCGACCACGGAGACACATTGGCCGGCCGGGTTTGCGCCCAGCAGATTAGCCAGCGCCGTGAGTCCGGCATTGACTACCAGGTTGTCGCGCTCGAAAAGCAATATGCCGTTGCGCGATAAGGTAACTCTGCCTCTCATTGGAACACTCCAAGAAAGCTGTCAGGCGTCAGCTATCAGCCAGATCAAGATCTTTTCTGGCTGAAAGCTGATTGCTGAACGCTTTCTTCTTTACTCTTTCGTGCTAACTACTACTCCATTGACTATTACCGGCCCGTCGGCGACGTGCGGTTCGTTCTGCCCGTGACGCGTGCCGGTATGGTAATAACGCAGGTTATGCAGCGGTGTGATGACCTTCTGATCGCTCAGCGGCCAGAACGGCGCCACGATGAAATCGTGCGGCGCCGGAGCAACCATGTCATGCCAGCCGAGGAAGTCGCGCGGCGCTGGAATAACCATGTCCTGCAAATGCCATTGGAACTGAATGCTGTCGAGAATGCATCGCGCCGGCTTCCAGTAATTGCAAATCGCCGCCATCCGCCGCGCCAGTCCCGTGATGTCGGTGTCCGGAGGCACCGTCACCAGGTCGATCAGAACGCGGAACACTGCCCAGCCTTGACTTGATGGCCAGCTTGTTCCGCCCCAGCTTTGCTGACCTTCCTGAATCACAGCGTTGGCGTAGCCCAGCCCGGCTAGGCCGTTTTTGAGCGCGCCCACTGTGCCAAGCGTCGAATGCAGCGACGTGCTCAACAGGATCAGCGCGCGGTATTGCGCGTAAAGCACCTCCAGCGGCGGCGAGCCTTCAAGCGTCGTCTGGTACTGAAGCAGGTCGAGTTGCTGGAGCGCGTCAAGATTGGCGATTTGGTCCCACTGCGCGTAGCTTAGCGTGACGATTTGCGACACGTCCGGCAGCAGCAAAGGATTGAGGACATCCCACTGCCAAGCCATCGCCAGCACGGCAGAGTCGACCAGCGATGCTATCCGGTAGACCAGGATAGGCAACAAGTCGATATCGCCGATGCGTTCGATCAGCCCGAGATGCGCTTGCGAACGCAGGTCCCTGGCAAGCGACGGCTGGAGGGTGAGGCCGGCCATCAGCTATGCTCCGCTCCCACTACCTGTGTCAGCGTAATCGCAGTGCAATTCGCCCACGCCCCTGCGCTCAATTGCTGATACGTCGGCTGACTCAGCACCACCCGATAAACGCCCGGCGCCGAACCAATCGCAGCGATGAACTCTTCCGGCACTATGTCTCTTTGAATCCGCCCCGCGTTGCTTTGCGCCAATTGCAGCGCCGCCGCATTCGCCGCGCTCATGGTCGTCGCCGGATCGGCGTCCGAATAAAGCGTCACCGTGCCAACTACCTGATAGTCCACTTCATGCACCGCCAGCACATTCACGGTGTCCGTCAGCGGCCGAATCGATTGTGAATTGACGATCCCGGCAACCGTATTCAGCAACGCGCTCGAAGCCACTCCTGCGCTGTTGGGCGCCGCCGCCGGCTGCACCACTGGCCCGGTCAGTACCCATACGTCGACCGTCCCCGGCACTGGCGTCGTTACCGAGACGTCGATTATCGACGGATCAGCCGACAAGGCCCAAAAGCGGTAAGCGCCGACCGGCCCGGCCACGCTGAAGCGATTGGGCGCCTGCTGGATGCGCAGGCGCAAATGGTCGTCGGTCTCGATATTGCCGCCACCTGATGTAACAGTGGTATTCGTCACCGCCGAGATTAGGCTGTTCGGCGTAAGCTGAATCGTCACCTGTCCGACGGCATAGCCGTTGCCCGCCGTGCCCGCCGTAGTGCAGACGGCAAATACGGTGCCGCTGGTCTGTCCGGCGGTGAAAGTCAGATTGGATTGCGTGGCAAAAGCAAAGGCGCCGTCCTGCGTGCCGATTTGCGTCCCGGCTGGAATCGTAAAGCCGCCGGCTGGAGCACCGGCCGCGAGCGTGAATTGCAGCGTACAGGAAGCGCCCTGCGGCGCCAGCCGCGTCACACCGACGAGTTGGCCCAGGTAATCAATCATCGGATACGACGAGAACGCCAGCAGGCATTGCATCGCCGCGTATTGAATCGCATTGCGCACCAGCGACTCGCGATATGCGTAGAGGTCAATCAGCAGGCGCTCGACTTGCGCCGGGTACAGCGTGCGGTTGGTCAGGTTCTGGAACGAAGCGACCATATCGTTCAGCACGAGATTGGGATCGAGTCCGTCCGCATCGGTCAAGAAATTCGGAATCGGCAACGAGACAATCCCGGTCGGCAACGCCACCTCTTGCAGCACGGCCACGCAGGTCCACGTCACTGCGCCGTCCTGAGTCACTGCGCCGACCACGCTCGCCCATACGGGCGGAATCGCTCCGGTGCTGGCGGTGGTCAGGATCGAAGCCTGCTGCACGTTTTGGTTGGCGTCAATGATCACCTTGCCAGGGGCGACAAGGCTGTTGGGCGTCCAGCTCGGATTAGGCATGATAGAGCTAAGCCAAGTCCCCCGGCACAGTGAGCACCAGCCGCTGATTGCCTACGCCTGCCCCTTGCGCCTTCAACTGCCAGGTGATCGCAATAATCAATTGCCCCGACGTACCCGAAGTAATCACTACTGACAGCAATTGCACCCGCGGCTCCCAGATAGTAATTGCCGCCACCACCGCAGCCACCACGCCCGGCGTTGCCAGCGTGATGGGCTTGTCGATCCAGGAGAGCAAATCACAGCCGAAAGTCGGCCGCAGCGGATCACTGCCGAGCGGCGTCGTGAGAATAATGATCAAGCACTGCTCGATGTCCGCCACGCCTTGAACGACATTGCCGATGCCGCTACCGAGCAAGCCGGTCGTGCTGTTGCTGTCGAGTTCCAAGCTCCAATCCGACGAAGTGATATCGGCAAGCGTGATTGCTCCAGTGCTCATGCCACCAGTCCCACCCAGCCGCGCAGCGCTGCACAAGTCCAGGCCGTTGCTTCATCGCCGAAGGTGCGACCCTCGCCGGTTGCGAGGTTATACGCGAGCCACAGCATGCACATGCGTCTTTTTCCGCAACGCGACCGCCATTGCCGCCCGGCAGAGGATATGCCCGAGATGATCTTCACTTTGATAGCCGCATTAATACGCCGTGATCGGCGCCTCGATATGCCGGAGCTGATTTTCGATGCTCTCCGTTAGCCACGTCCCCACTGGATCCTTACCCTCGCCGTCGTGCAGCGCCGCGCCAATCGCGAGCGCCGCCGCGTCGACCAATTCGCTGAAGCCGTGTGCTGTCCTCCGATGACTCAAATCAGATCCCCCTGCGTAATCTGCTGATTGGGCATTCCGGTCACGCCACCCTGCGGATCGGGATGCACATGGCTGTCATAGGTGTTCGCAATTGCGTTGACCGATGTGTCATAGCTGTTGGTCTCGAGCGTAATGTCCTGCGCCGAAATGAGGTTGATGGCGCCATTGGCCGCCGCCAGATTGATGCTCTGATTGGCGGTTATATTGACATTGCCACTGGAGTCGATCTGAATAGTCGATTGGCTACCTGCTGATCCTACACTAATTGTCATGCTAGCGCCAGTAGGTAGTTGCATGAAAAACTGATGAGCGGCGCGATCATACTCGAATTGCGCCCCGTCCTGCATCGTGACGTGCCACTTGTCGCAAGACTGGACAGGACTGGTGTCCACGTCCGAATAAATCGCCCCGAGCACGGCGCCGTCTTCATCGTGCGCGTCCATCAGACAGACTACCTGCTCGCCGATATCCGGCATCCAGTAAGCCTTGTCGGATTGCGTCTTGGGCGTGACCACGAACAGCCACCACGAGATCATCTGGTCATAGTCGGGAAAGACGACGCGCACCCGCGCCCGCCCCACGTCCTGCTCCTGCACTATGCCTACGCGGAACGTCACCCGCACCTGGCTCCCGTCTCGACCCAGGCAGGAGTGGCGGCCTGGTTTTGGACTAATATGCAAAACACCTGGCTGCCGGCACTGTTGGTGTAGGCAGCGGTTGTTCCTGCGGTGCAGCCGTTGGTATCGGCGGCGCAAATCAGTGCATGCGAATTTGCCGTGCTTGTAGACGGCACCGTAGCGCAAGTGCCAGAGCCGGCGCTTGAGCAGCAAGCCAGCGGAGCGCTCGCGCCGATGCAATTACCATTGGCGCCCATATAATTGCCGAGCTTCAGGCTGTTGAATATATTCGGCGTAGTATTCGCGTTGCCTATATTGCTGAATGTATAATTGAAGGTCGGGCCGTTGGCGTTGGTGAATGTCATCGTGTCCTGCGGGGCTATGTCGTTCGTTAGTATGCTATTGCAGGGCTGGTTGACGCCGTCGCCGTCAACGTGCACATA